CGTAGTCGCCGGCCTGGTTGGTCGCATCGGCTGTCCATACGGTGTTGTCCTGCTGGTCGCACCAGGCGATCCGCCGGCCGGCGCGCGCGCCGAGGGCGAACAGGAAGCCTTCCTGCGTCACCACCAGCCCGGCGCAGCTGGTCGGCGCGCCCGCAATCACGGCGGCGGCCGAACTCGGGCTCAAGGTCCACTGGTAGAGCTTGCCGTCCGTGTCCGAGCAGCCTACGAGGTCTTGGCCCCAGGTATCCAGCGCCCACACCGTAGCCGGGAGGTAAGAGTTCGTATTCGGCGCCGGCACGCCATAATAGCCGGTCCCGTAGGTCCCCCCGCCATAGCCGAGGTTCTGCGTGGCGTCATCGCGCCCTGCGGTGAACCCGGCCGGCGTGATATCGTGGTTGGCCCCGGCCTCGTCCTGCACATAGAGGTGCGAGGAGGTGGCGACGGCGATCCAGCGGTTGTTGCTGTTGTCGCGCCAGCTCAGGGTGCAGCGGGCCGCGCCCGTGAAGGCGGCGGCCGAACTCGATCGGAGTTGCCAGCCGCCTATGGGCTTCACCGCGTCCTGCTGGAAGCGGACCAGGTTGGCGTCATACCAGCGGCCCTTGGCCTGATAGACCGTGCCGTTGCGGAAGAGGCCCGGCGGCGGCGTGACGCTGACGTAGGTCACCACGTCAGGGCACCAGGAATCCGCCGGTCGGATCGATGTGGCCGACCTGCGTTCCGCCGGTCACGAAGATGATCTGGTTGTTGAACGTGTTGAACTCGATGAAGCTGTTTGCCTCCCAATAGAGGCGATGCATGCCGTTGCCAGGGTCCCTGACGAAGCGGAACGTGCTGTCCGCGTTGAACGGGTAGAAGTCGCCGTCCGTGTTCCAGGTGGGGTGACCGGTCGATAGCCCGGCAGGCGCCACCGCGCCGTTCGCCACGGCGTTGGCGGTGCTGGCCGTGGTCGCGGTCGAGGCGTTGCCGGTCAAGGTCCCGGCCAGGCCGCCGGAGAAGGTCTGCTGCCCGCTCCAGGTGTTGGTCCCGTTGAGCAAGGGCACGGTCGCCCCCGACGCGCCGGTGTTCTGCGTCGCCGCCGTGCCGAACGCATGGTTGCCGATGTTAGCCCACAGCGCGTCGAGCGTGGTCAGGTCGGTGTTGAGCTCGGTTCCCCAGGTGTTGTTGTCCGCGCCCACGGTCGGCAGGGTCAGGGCGAGGTTGGTGGTGGTGGTCATCAGCCAAAGCTCCGCGGCCGACGCGCCGGCTGGGCGCCGAGCATCCGCCAGTCATCATTGCGATTGATGTCGTCTATCACCTGGGTGAACAGGCCCGCCCAGGTCTGCAGGCGCTCGTCGCTCTTCAGGTAGGGCGCCGCCTGCATCAGCGCGCCATAGAGATAGGCGTCGGGGTGGTTGGTCAGCAGCCAGTTGCTGGTGTTGCTCGCCGACAGCGCCGGGATCGACTGCGTATAGGTCAGATCGCCGGTATAGGCGGTGTCCGGCGCCGGCCAGAAGCGGAAGTCGGCGCCGATCACGCTGAAATAGAGCGGCTTGGCCGGATTGGCGTAGCGCGTGGCGGTCAGGTCGGTAAGCCCGTCCGGGCCGATGTACTTCAGCCGCGTCACCGGCGCAGTTTGCAGGTCAAGGGTGATCAGGCCGTTGAAGTCGGCCGGATAGGCGACATATTCGGCATCGATCGACAGCGTCGTGCGCGCCATCTGGTAAAGGGTCTTGAGCCGCCGGTTGAGTTGCGCCTCGGCCAGGGTGATGAAGGTCGGGATCTCGCCGGCCAGGTCGGGTCGGCGCAGCCACTGCGTCACCTCCACCTGCAGGTCGCTATAGCTCGTCAGGCTCACGGCGATCCCTCCTCTCGACCCCGGCCCGCCACAACGCCGTCACCTCGTCCTTCATGGCGGCGCAGTCGAGCCAGTCGTATTCGCGATTGCCGATGTGCTTGACCTCCTTGGAGAGGTCGTGGTCGACAAACACCGGGAAGCCGGCCTTGCGCACCTGGTTGCAGAACCACACGTCCTCGCCCCAGAAGCCGTCCGAGGCGGGGATGTAGGGCATGTAGAACCACGGCTTAGGCGTCTCCTCGAACACCGAGCGGTGGATCAGCGCCACGCCCAAGCCGTTGGCGGCGCACTCCTCGAGGCCCGTGGAGCCCTCGTCGGTGTAGAGCTTCTCCAGCGTCTTGCAGGACCGGAACGCCACAGGCTCGGCCGGCGCGCGGCGCGTGGAATAGTTGGCGGTGACGATCGCCTCCTGGCGCTCGAGCAGCCGCAGCAGGGTGTCGCTCGGGAAGCGCATGTCGCTGTCGAGCATCAGGATGTAGTCCTGGCCCTCGTCCAGCAGCGCCTTGGCCAGGTTGTTGCGCTGGTCGCAGATCAGGGTGCCGGCCGAGGTGGTGAGGTTGACCTCAAGGCCCGCCGTCACCGACTGCGCGACCATCATGGCGCAGGCGTGGAAGAACCCGGTGTGCACGGTATCGCGCGCCGGCACGCCGACCTTGATCCTGAGCGTCATCAGACGCACCCCGGCCGGGTGCGGAACACCGCATTGTCAGGATCGTTGAGCCAGCGCTTCATGTAGGCTTGGTCGCGGTAGGCGCCGGTCCTCAGCATCTCCTGGAAGATCACCATCGGGATGCGCGCGACGTGGGTGCGGCTGTCGAACTCGTCGCCCCACCTGTCCTTGCCGGACGTGAACTGGTTGAAGCGGCGCCTGTTGTCCTCAAGGATCGGCTCCACGTCCTGCACGTCCTCCAACAGGAAGCTGTCGTTGGACGCGTCGTAGTGGAAGAACTGCGTGATGCCGGTCAGTTCGTCGCGATCGAAGAAGCGGCGCTGCATGAAGCCTCGAAAGAGACGGGGAGCGGCCAGAAGACCGCTCCCCTAGTTGCTCCAGGGGAAAGATCAGGTGGTCTGGAGATCGCGCGCCACGGCGTGGGCGGCCTCGTTGTCCACCTCCAGGCCGCATTCCACGATCATGTGGTACTTGGCGCTGTCACCGGTCTTGGCCAGCTGTTCGGAGAAGAACGGGCGCAGAGTGGCGACCGAGGCGAAGCTCGGGTCGATCACGAACGCACACGACTCCTGGGTGAAGCGGTTCGGCACTACGCTCACCTCGCCGAAGTCCGACACGTAGACATCGGCGGCGCCGATGATGGTGGCCGGCTTGTTGCCCGGCGCGTCCTTGCGGATCGTGGCGATGCCGGTGAAGCCCGAGGCGCGCTGCTTGTTGACCGGGCCGACCATCAGCATGTCCGGCTCGCCGCCGGCGTTCCACGCCTTCTTGACGATGTTCTTGAGGATCGTCTCGGTGAAGGTGCGGATGGTCCCGGTAGTGGCCGCGGTGCGGGCGGTAATCGGGGTGGTGGTGTAGGAATAGTCCCCCGTCCCGCCGTTGCCGTTGTCGGTGTTGGTCTTCAGCCAGCTGTCGAACGCAGCCGTCTGACGGGCCGTGGTCGTGCCGCCGGACACCGCCACCTGGGCCGACAGGAAGGTGGCCTCCATGTCGCGCTTCAGCTCCTTGCCCTTCTTCGCCATCTGGTAGGCGTTTTCGGACTTGCGGCCGGCGCGGTCGGTGGCCTCCAGGGTGCCGGTGATCGTCCACACCTTCTTGAAGATCTGGGTGTAGTTGCCGACGCGGGTGGTCGGCGAGATCGCGGTGGAGGCGGTGTCGTCGCCTTCCAGCTGGGCGTTCGTGGTCGAAGCCGCAGCCAGGGCGTCGGTCTGCCACTCGAAAAAGGTGTTCTTCGCCGAGCGCTTGCCGATCGCCGAGACGAACGGAGTCTCGGTCGGCGAGATGTTGTAGATGGTGTTCGCGAGGTCTTCGCGGATGCCGATCGCGTCGTAGCGCGAGAAGGCGTTGGCGGCCATGGTCATGGCTCAGGTTCCTTAGTCTGGGATGAGGTGCATGAAGACCGCCGCGGCGTCATCGACGCGGCCGGTCTTGGCGAGACGTTGCTTGCTGCGGGTCAGTTCGGTGACTTTGGACGCTTGAGCCTGCGGGGTGCCGGGCGCGGCGGTTTTGACCGCAGCGACCCTCTGCTGGACGACGGGCTTCTTCGACTGGATGGCGCGGTAGGCCGCAGCATCCCTCAGCGTGCGCAGGGTCAGCCGGATTTGCCGCGCGTCGCCCGAAAGGACATCGCCCGGTTCCAGGCCCAGCACCTTACTGGCGTAGTCGAAGCAGTCCTTCAGACCTTCGGTCAGCTTCTGCGGGTCGGCCCATTCGGGAATGTCGGTGCGCAGTCCCGCCTCGGCTTCGGCGAGGGCCTTGGCGCGTGCGCCTTGGACCTCAGCCTGCCTCTCAGCATCGAGACGGGCCTTTTCCGCCCGAATCTTGTCGAGGCCTTCCCGGTGACGCTGATTGTCCGCCACCGCCGCAGCGTACTGCGTCGCGTCGTTGGCCCTCAGGTACTCCAGCACCTCGTCGCTGTGCGGCGGGGCGGCCAGTTGCTTCTCGTAGGCGTCCAAAACCGCCTTGTACTGGTCCCTCAGCGGCGCAAGCTCGGCCATCTGGGCGTCGAGGGCCTTGGCCTTCTCCGCGATGACTTGGGTCTTGCGCGTATAGTCCTGGGTGCGGGAATAGCCCTTGGTCAGCTCGTCCAGCGTGACCTCGACCTCTTCCCCGTCCACCTTGACGCGGAAGCTCTGCGGTTGCTGCGGCTGATCGTCCGGCTGACCCTCGCCTTCGGACCCGTCCTCGGTTTCGGTTTCAGGCTCGTCGCCCTCTGCCTCGGCCTCGGTCTGGGCTTCTTCAGCCCCCGTCTCGGCGTCCGGGGTGGCCTCGTCGGCTCCCAGCATGGCCTCGAACGCTTTGGCGGCCTGGTCGACCGTCAATCCTCCAGTGGCTTCCGCCGTGCTGGATTCCATCATGGTGTGCTCTTGGGTTGGACGCCGGTCCGCTAGGGGGTGCCGGCCAGAACTTCAGGCGGTCAGGGCGTGCGCCAGCCGCCGACGATGCGCAGGCGGCCGTCAGGCCTGTGCGCCTCGCGTTGACGTTGCTTCTCCACCTTATCGGCGGTCAGTTTCGCCGCGTTCAATCGGCTCAAGAGCGCCGCCTGGAACGCCTGCAGCCCCTGCAGCGTCGCATAGAGCGCCTCGCGGCCGTCGATGTCGCGCGAATGGGTCGCCTTCCACCGCTGCAGGGTGTCGGCCTCCAGCTCGGCCAGCACCGCCGTCAGCGTGTCGTCCTCGAGCAGACGGGCGGCGGCCTGGCCGCGATCGAGGATCGCCTGGAACTCCTCTTCGGTCACCGGTCGCCGTCCTTGGGCTCGGCCGCCGCCTTGTCCGCATCATGCTCGGCCATCTGCACGGCGTGGTCGTGCTCGCTGGCCTGGATCACCAGATCCGTATGCGCCCGCAGGGCCTCGGCGCTGGCCTTGATCTGCGCGACGGTGACGTTGGTCTGGTTGCGGCCGTTGATGTCGGCCAGGCGCAGCGCGAAATCGGTGGCGCGATCGGCCTCGGCGTTGTGCATGTCGATGGCCATCTTCTGCTCGGCCAGCTGGCGGGCGTGGTCCCGGTCCTGCGCTTCCAGCATCAGGCGCTGCTGTTCCAGTTGCTGTTGGCCCTGCGCGATCTGGGCCTGCTGCTGAAGCTTCAGCACGTCCGGGCTCGGTTGCGGCGCCGGCGCGGCCTGGAGACGCTGCTGCGCGTCCGGGCTGTCGGGGTCGGTGAAGAACGCCGTGGGGTTGCGGAAGCCGCCCAGCTCGACCAGCTTGGAATAGGTGGTGTAGAGCTGCTTCAGACTGACCAGTGGGTTGTTGGGCCCGGCCTGCAAGAGCACCTGCTCCTGCTTCTGCGCGATCATGGACAGCAGCGCTGCCTTTTCACGCGGCGAGCCGCCGCCAAGGCCCACAGTGCAGACCACGTCCATGTCTTCGTGCCAGGCGCGCGGGTCGACCTGTTGCCAGCCGGACCCGAGCTTGACCATGCGCGGCTCGCCCTGGTTCTCGATCAGGAGACGCAGGATGCCGCGGAACAGCTTCCTCATGCCTGAGGCGAGAATGCGGGCGATCAGGTCGATGCGCTCCTGCGAGCGCGTGAATTGACCTTCCGCCGCCGTCGCGGTGGTGTTCTGCAGCGCCTCCGCGTCAAGGCCCTGGCTGACCTTGGACATGCCGGTACGGTTCTCGCGCACCTCGTCCATGTAGGTCAGCATGGGGAACGCCTGCTGGCCGACGAAGGCGGTATCAAGCTGCTCGTAGGCGCCCGGCCCCTTGGCCCGCAGGATGGCGCCGATCTCGGTGTTCAGCGCGTCCTCGACATAACCGAGTTGCTCAAGGACCACGGTGCGTGGGTAGATCGACTGCGCCAGGCTGTCCAGGCTGGCGCGGATGACGCGCGACTTGACCTTCTGGATGTCCATGGTGTCGTCGGCCATGGACTGGCCGAACACCGTGTGCGGCTCAGGATCGCAGTCGAAGTCGGCGAACGGCCGCTCCGCCCACTCTTCGTCCGACACCACCTTGTAGCTCGGGCCGATGGTGCAGACGCGGCGCAACTCCGCGATCCCGTCGCCGTCCTTGTCCACGAAGGGATAGGCCTCGACGTACAGCACCAGCTTCATGCTCTGGTCCATGGACGGACCGGCGTTGTAGTCGTCCATATAGGGGTTTCTGGCCCAGCGTTCCTGGCTGTCGGTCAGTTCGCGGCCCTGCTGGCTCTGCTCCTCGACCAGTTCGCGGTCGTAGCCCATCGCCACCAGCTCGGAGACCGTCTTCATCGAGCGATGGGCAACGAACCTGGCGCTGGCGATGTCGACCGCGTCGCGCGAGATCAGGAACTCTTCCGGCGGAAGCGCGGCAATGCGGACACGGCAGATCTTGCGCTTGAGCTTCAGCGTCACGTCAAGCGTGCCGTCCGGCGCCTCTTCCTTCTCGAGGATCTCGTACTCGTCCACCTTGCCAACGCCCGGATATTGGCTCAGGGCGCCGTAGACGTTCTCCTTGATCAGGTTGCCCTCGTCGTCCATCAGGAAGGCGAGGCTATCCATCGTCAGGCCGCTAAAGCGCTTGGTGGTGACCTCCACGCGCTCGTCCCACCAGAACTTGACGACGCCCTTCTTCTCACGCAGTGCGTTCTTGATGATGGCGTAGAAGATCGTGAATCCGTCGTTGTCCTGGGTGACGACGTAATTCACGTAGTCCGTTGCCTGCTCGGCGAGCTGAACGCCTTCCTCGCTCTCGGGCACGAACTCCACGACCCGCTCGGAGCCGAAGAAGATGCGCATCAGGCTCGGCAGCACTCCGTGGATGCTGTCATGCACGTCGCGGGACACGAACTGGCTCTGGCCATCCTGCTCGTCGCCGAACGGACGGCCCATGTAGTAGTCCACCGCGACCGCGCGCTGCGGGCCGATCTCGGAGTCGATGTACTTGACGGCGTCGTGGATCTCGGCGGCGACGGTGGCCTGCAGTTCCTCGTCATCCATGGCTTCGCGCTTGGCCATCAGACAAGGCCTCGGATGCGACGTTGGGGAGCTTGCATCGCTTTCAGTTCATCCCTGAATGTGATGCCCAGCATCCGCAGGGCGTCCGCCCCGTGAGAGGCCCAATTGTGGTGCGGGCGGTCGGCGAACGTGCGTCGCTTCTCGTCCCATTGCTTGGCGTAGTTGCGCAGGGCTTCGCGGCCTCGTGCCGTCTTGTCCTTGTCGAACCAGAAGCGCGGGAACAGCACGCGCGTGGCGTTGATCCCGTCCGCGACATCCATCCGCGGCGCGATCTCGATGCGGTTGGCGCCCAAGATGCCCTCCAGGGCCGCCCGCCGGGTCGTCGCCGTGGTCATCTCGCGCACGTCGGCGTCATGCGGCAGAACGTGCTTCTCGTAGCCATAGGGCTTGGCCAGCACGTCCTTGGCCACGCTGGTTAGCGCCTGGCCGGTCCACTCCTGGTATTCGATCAGCCGAACCTCGCGGTTGATGACCTGCACGAACCAGATAGCCGTCGCGTCATCCAGGCCCAGATCCCAATAGGTCCGCACCGCGGCGCCGGGATCGTAGGGCAGCGTGACGATGCGGTCCTTAGCCGCGTCCATCTCGTCGGCGTAGTAGGCGCCAACGACCGACGCTTCAAAGCTGCACTCGTACTCCTGCGCGTATTGCTCGCGCGTCATGTCGGCGCGGGCGGCGTCGAGTTCATCCTGCGGGATGATGCCCGTTTCCGAGGCCTTCAACTCGGCGAAGAACCAGTCCTCGCTGGCCCTGGCCCGGTCGCACATCTCCTGAAAGGCGTTCTGACCCTTCGGCGTGCCGATGAAGGTTGCCTTGCCCTGCCGATCGCTCAGCGCCGGACGGACCACTTCCGACCAGGCCCTAGGGTCCATGTCGGCATATTCGTCGAGAATCACGGCGTCGAAGTAGAGGCCGCGCATCCGGTCGTAGTTCTCGGCGCCGTAGAGCCTGACCCGTGCGCCGTTCGGGAAATCCGCCCTCAGTTCCGACTCATGGAACTTGATGCCCGGTATCGGGCTGGTGATGTCCTTCACGTACTCCCAGGCCACGTCCTTGGCCTGCGTGTAGGTCGGGGCGATGTAGGCACCGCGGGCGCTCGGGTGCGGACAGCGCAGCGTGTCGTCAATCAGGTCGGCCAAGCTGCCGACCGTCTTCCCGCAACGCCGGTGCGCCACCAGGGCCGCCCACCGCTGCGTGCGCAGGTGGAACGGAACGAACTGCGGGCGGGCGACATACTTAAGCCGGGTCTGCTGCACGCGGCACCCCGGTCACGATCACCAGCGGTCCGCCGCCCTCGCCCGTGTGCTCGTTGGTGACTCGGTCGCGCCATTCGGCCGGCTTGCGGTTCTTCAGCCAGAAGATCCCCGCCGCGGTATCGGGCGGATAGTGCTTCACATATGGCGTGGCGGTGACGACGCCCTCGTACGATGAGAAGTGCAGGTCGTCGTGCTGGTAGCCGACCGCCCGGCGGTACAAGCTTTGCTCGACCCGTTGATCCGCCGTTTCCTTGCCGACCTTTAGGGACTCCGAAAACTCAGGGTGCTGGTGCTTCCAGAGGTTTAGCGTGCTCTCGCTGACCTCGAAGAACTCAGCCACTTCGCGGTCGGTGGCGCCCAACGTCGCGAGCTTAGTTGCCTGCGCGACGAACTCAGGCTTGAACTTGGACGGTCGTCCCATGTGCTTGGCTCTCTGCCAGACCGCTGGCGCGCGGTGTCCTGGCGTGTGTGTCCGCTTGCGGTCTCATGTCGGCTGCAATCATGCGCAGCCGCATGGCCTTAAGCGCTGAGTTGCGTGTGCCAGACCCCCGCGGTCGTGCAGAAGAACGTGCAGGTCTTGCCGGCGGCGACGGCGAAAGCGGCGTTGGCGCTCAATGCGTTGATCGCGTCCCCAGACTGCGGGAAGACGTTCATGCTGTTCGCAGCAGCGGCGTTGATCACGGTGATCTCGGCGCCCGGATCGGAGGTGGGCAGCAGGACCGAGTCAGCAGCAGTCGCCACCGTGGTCACGCGGTTGATGTCGGCGGTGAGAGCGGTCGCGCCCGATTGACCCCCGCCGGCCTTGGCGGTCAGGCCCTCGGCCACGGAAGCGAGGTAACGGCCAGCCCTCTTGGGGCCGGTCGGGTTGCCCATGTTGATGCCTTGGGCGGCCATCGAGTCTTGAGCGAGCGCCATCGGGCGATCTCCTTTGAGAGGTTGTGGCTGCGGCCTACTTGCCGCGCTTGAGAACCTTACGAGCAGCAGCTTTGATCTCGGCGCCCGTGCTGGCGCTGATGTTGCCGGCGCGCTCGGAGCTGGTGGCGCCACCGATCGCCAGGCGCGCATGCTTCTTGTCGCCAATCGGGAACGAGCCGTTCGGGCCGGCTTTCTTGCCGGGGATGTTGGAAGGACTCAGCTTGGCCATGGCTATCCTCACACGACGGAATGGGCAGACGGGAAGTCAAACAGGGTCAGCTTGCACTTCTCAATCAGCCATAGAGCCTTGGCGACGCCCTCGCTGGAGGCGATGAACGGCTCGCCGTCTTCGGTCAGGCCGATGACCACCACCTCGTCCAACTTTCCGAGCGCGGCGCTCAGCACCTTGTCGGGCTGGAGGTGGACGCCTTCGCCGATCTCGACCACACGAAGCGGCACGACGTTCTCGTTCATTCACCGCCTCGTTGAATAGGTCGGCCCCGCTGCTTATCCGAGTGACGGGTCTGCAAGCGGGGCCTTGTGCTCCGATCCATCGGAGCGTTCTCCCGCACGGCCAAAGGGGGAATGGGTGCGGGGAATTTCGGGCAATTCTCAGGAAAAGCTCGGTCGCGGTTTTCGCGCCGGCATGGTCGGGGCTCGCGCTCAGCGCCTTATTGACCCCGTCGCCGCCTTCAGCCGTCGCTCTCTAGAGGACGGAGCAGGAATTAGCACACATCGTGAACTGCGCCGCTAATTGCGTCAAGCGGCTTTCGGTGGCACATCATCTTGTGGCTGGACCTCTCTGGCGTCGAGCTCGACGGGCGTCTCGCGGCCGAACAGCGACATCAGAACCTTGATCCTGTCATCGCCGCACAGCTCGGCGATGTTGAAGGTCAGCCCACCAAACGGGCCATCCTTCACCCGGACCGCTTGGCCGACCTTCAGGTCATGCGTCTTCTTCGGCCTGTGCTTGACGGTCTTGTCGAACAGCCCGGCCGCCTGCTCCTCGCGAAGCTCGTTGACGAAGGCGGTGAGCTTCTTCTGCTGTGCTTCGGTCTGCCGGATCGCCCAGCCAAGGATCTGATAGACGCCCTCGACCTTGTCGACCCGCCAGAGGTGCTCGGCGTCGATCTGCAGGAAGAGATAGCCAGGGATCACCGGAACCTGCTTGGTGGTCCTGACCTTCGTCATCCGGTTCCACCGGGTTTCGCAGGGAAGGTAAACGTCAAGATCGATCTTGCGCTCGAGGGCCAAGTCGCGAAGGCCGTCGAGCACCTTCTGTTCCTGCCGGGTCGCGGTGCGGATGCAGTACCAGTTGCTCATTCGCTTCTTCCCCGGTCTATGAGCTGTTGAATGAGGTTGGGGTCGGGGTCGAAACGGTCGGCGACACGCGACCTTAGGCCAAGCCGTACGGGCCCCGGACAGGGCGAGTTTCTGCCATCGACGCGGCGGACAATTCCGCACTTCTTGCAGCAGGTCAGCCCGAAACGTTCGAGCCACGCGTGGGCCATAACTCCCCACCCTTCAGCATATGTTCGATGGCGGCGGTGAAGACCGCGCGAGGCTCAAGTGGAACGTCATCAGCAGTCATCGCCTCTACCGTTCCTTCGTCTGGTTGGAGGA